TCTCTGACGAACGCCAGAACGTGCTTGATTATTACCAGGGGACTAAGCCTGCGCCCTCGCATGCCGGTAACTCGAAGTACGTTTCGATGGATGTCTTCGATTCCGTGGAGTCCCTCAAGGCTGTCCTGCTCGAGACCTTCTCCGCAGGTAACAAGATCGCCTCCTTCGATCCGCAGACGGCTAATGATGTCGATGCGATGAAGATTGCGACTGAGTACGCAGACTACGTTGTCCATCGCCAGAATGACTCCTACAACATCTTCTCCCAACTGATCCACGATGGTCTTATCGCCCGCGTAGGGATCGTTAAGATCTACTGGGAAGAGTGTGAAGAGGAAGCGGAAGAGACGTTCGAAGATATCCCTATCGAACAGGCGGACCTCCTCGCGGAGCAGCCTGACGTAGTTAAGATCGAGATCGAGCACGACGAAGAGACAGGCCTCTGTGAAGGCACGCTCACCCGGAAGGTTGATCGCTCGCAGGTCAAGATCGTCAATATCCCTCCCGAAGAGTTCCTGATCACCTCTACGGCCTCCTCGATTGAGGACGCTGAGTTCGTATCCCATAGAACCCGTAAGACCAAGTCGGACCTCAAGAAAGCAGGCTACGACCCGAAGAAGATCGCTGAGATTAGCGGTGAAGGTTCGGACGATACCCTGAACATGGACCCCGAGAAGATCACGCGGTTCCAAGACATCGGTGCGTCCTTGCTCGACGAGAGTGACTCAGAGTTGCAAGAGGCTTCCGAGGGTGTCCTGGTTCACGAGAGCTACCTATACCTCGACATGAACGGTACGGGCATCACGAAGCTCTGGAAGGTCACCTCGGCTGGTTCGGTGATCCTCGACAAGGAACAGGTAGAGAAGAAGCCGTTCCTGCACTTCTGTCCGACTCCGGTTCCCCATGCATTCTATGGTTCGAACTATGCGGCCCGAGTGATCCCAACGCAGAACGCGCGGACTGTACTGACTCGGGGCATTCTGGATCATACGGTCATCACCAATAACCCCCGCATGATGGTGGTTAAGGGTGCCCTGACGAACCCCAAGGAACTCCTAGAGAACCGCATTGGTGGTCTGGTCAACGTTACCCGTCCTGATGGCCTGATCCCGCTCCCGCAGCCTGGGCTGAACCCCTTCGTATTCCAGACGCTCCAGCTTCTCGATGAGGAGAAGGAAGAGGTCACTGGTGTCTCGAAGCTGTCCCAAGGGCTCAATAAGGACGCCCTGTCGAAGCAGAACGCACAGGGAATGGTCGAAGGTCTCGTGTCCCTCTCGCAGCAACGCGAGAAGATCATGGCCCGTAACTTCGCCAACCAGTTCATCAAGCCTCTGTACCTCGAGGTCTACCGTCTGGTCATCCAGAACGAGAAGCAACAGAAGGTGATCCGTGTCGCTGGCAACTTCGTCCCTGTCTCTGTTGAGGAGTGGACCGAGGAAGTCACTTGCACCATCGAGCTTCACCTTGGGGCCAATGAGCAGCAGAAGGAAGCCCAGAAGATCCTAGGTATCGGTCAGGTCCTCGGACAGGATCCGAACAATGCCCGCATGTTTGGTGAACAGAACCGATACAACCTCGCACGGATGTACGTCGAGAAGATGGGTATCAAGCAAGTCGAACTGGTCCTCACGGATCCGAAGACACTCCCGCCGCCGCAGCCTGATCCGATCAAGATGAAGGAATTGGAGATCGAGGAACGCAAGGTCGCTGTGCAAGAAAGTGTTGCTCAGACTTCGCAGTCCAAGGTCCAAGGTCACATCAGTATCGAGCAGGTTCAATCCGACATCGACCGCCTCAAGGTTCAACTCGAGAATGTCCGCAAGCAACGCGAGCTTGACATCAAGGAATACGAAGTCACGTCCAAGGCTGCTATCGCTGTTGAAGAGATGGCACAGGCTAAGGAAATGGCTGCGGCTGATCCTGCGTCTGCCAAGGCAATCGTCTCCCCTAACTAATCCCCAATGAGCGAAGAACTCACGCTCAAACGTGGCACAGCCGCTGAGGTGCTTCTGGAAACAGAGGCCTTCACGGTCGCCATCAACGAGCTATACAACGAACAACTCAACGTGATGACGATGAGTGCTCCGGAAGACAAGGAGAAGCGAGAGATTGCTTACTTCCAGATCCGAGCACTACAGAGCATCACCGCAGAACTCACTGACTGGGTCTACCAAAAGAACCAGTTACTTAAACCCACTGAAGAGTAAAACCCAATATGACCACGACTACCCAATCGGGCGTCGACAGCAACACCGCTGCCGCCCTCAATTACACCGAAGGCGACGCAGCAGAAGCCTTCTTGTCTCGATGGAGCGAAGAGGACCCTGAAGAGGTATCCGAAAGCCCTGAGGAAGACGAAGTCGAAACCGATGATGAGACGGTCGAGACTGAAGCTGAAGAAGACCAAGAAACCGAAGAAGATAACGAAACGGACCCTGAAGAAACGGACTCCGAGTCGGACGATGAAGATCAAGAAGAAGATGCCCCCGAGGAAACCAAAGATACCTCGGATGACGTCAAGGTCAAGATCAAAGTTGGCGACAAGGAGCACGAGGTATCCGTCAAGGATCTGAAGCGACTCTACGGTCAGGAAGCAGCACTGACGACGAAGTCCCAAGCAGTAGCAGCAGAGCGTAAGCAGGTCGAAGAGAACGGTAAGAAGCTGGCGGCCCAGATGCAACGAGTCTATGAAAAGGCCGCTGCTCGTTGGGAACCGTACTCGAAGATTGACATGCTCGTGGCAAGCAAGCAGTTGGATGGCGATCAGTTCGCTGCCCTTCGTGCTGAGGCCCAAGCTGCCTATGAAGACTTTCAGTTCATCTCTCAGGAAGCTGACACGTTCGTGAAGGATGCGAATGCGCAGCGCCAAACCTTCCTCCAGACCCAGGCCAAAGAGGCCGTCAAGGTACTGAAGGAAAAGATCCCCGGCTGGAACCAAGCCACATACAACTCCGTGCGTGAATACGCGATCTCCCAAGGTCTCCCGGAGGCGATGATCAATGAGTTGGTGGACCCTGTGGCAATCCAATTGATCCACAAGGCCATGAACCACGATAAGGCTAAGGCCGTTGTCACGAAGAAGAAAGTTGTGACTCCGAAGAAGGTCCTCAAGACCACCAAGACTACCTCAGGTCGAGATGTCCAGGTCAACAAGGCCGCAGCCCAGATGAAGCGATTGAAAGCTTCGGGCACTACGGATGACGCAGCGGAAGCCTTCTTGGCACGTTGGGCGCAGGACTAATCTCTCTCTCTCCATTTAGGAACATAACACCATGAGCAATACCGCATTCAAGACGTACGATCAGGTTGGCAAGAAGGAAGACATCAGCGACGTGATCTCGAATATCAGCCCGACGCTGACCCCGTTCACCACGCTGGTCAAGAACGACAAGGCTTCGAACACGCTGTATCAATGGCAGGAAGATGCACTGGCAACGGTGTCGTCGAGCGCAGTGCTTGAAGGTGCTGATGCTGCTGATAGCACGCTTGCTGCAACCCAAATGCGTGCCAACACGACCCAGATCTTCCAGAAGACTGTGAAGGTGTCGAACACGGCTGACACGGTGTCGACGTATGGTCGTGCTAAGGAATTGGCATACCAACTCGGTAAGAAGTCGGCAGAAGCCAAGCGTGACCTCGAGTACGCCTATGTTGGTCTCGCGACGACCGCAGTGGTTGGCTCGGAAGCTGTTGCTCGTAAGTTCGGTAGCGTCTGGGGTACGGACGTGAACGGTGCAAAGCTGATCAACGCAGCGAACACGATTGACCACACGGCAACCCCGGCTGCCCTGGTTGAAGCAGATATCCTCTCGGCTAACCAGAAGCTGTATGAGAACGGTGGTGAAGCTAAGTTCCTCATGATCAAGCCTGCTGACTCGCTGATCGTTGCTGGCTTCTCGGCTGCTGCTGGTCGTCTGCGTGACTTCGGTGCTGATAAGGCAATCGTGAACGTGGTGGACCTGTACGTGTCACCGTTCGGTGAGCAGAAGGTTGTGATCAACCGCTTCCAGAAGGCTGACTCGGCACTCCTGTTCGATCCGGCTAACTGGAAGACCACGGTCCTCCGTAACTGGTTCCGCAACCCGCTGGCTATCACGGGTGACGGTCACCGCGAGCAGATCGTTGGTGAGTTCGGCCTGAAGCACGTCAACTATGGTGCATCGGCTGCCATCATCGGCCTCACGGGCACGAACCCGACGATTCCGTGATGAATCACAGGGCCGTGTTAGTTCACATGGCCTAGTTACACCCTTGGGACCCTTCGGGGTTCCATCCAAATTCCTTTACGGCCTGCGCTGCTCCTACTCTCGGTAGCGCGGGTCTTTTTTATTCCCGATGACAACTCAATACCACGACATTGGTCGCTCGATCAGTGAGAACACGGACGGCCACATCATTGAGCGCGTCCAGCAAATCCCCACGAAGTTCCTAGACCGCCTCGCAGCAGAGCGCAATGAATCCATGAGTGTCCGCGAGACCGAAAGTCAGCGCGTAGCTTCCATCCCCGTATGCGTGGTGGAGAAGTGGATCAGCGAAGGCTTTGACTTCTGGAATGAATCCAACGCGAAGATCGTCGCCAAGCTTAAAGCTGATGGCCTCGAGTACTTCATGACAACTGGAAAGCAAGTCTAAATGAACCGACAACAAGTCAGAGACAAGGTTAAAGGTCTCTTGAATCGTAACGACGCGACCGATGTACTGATCAATGACTTCTTGTCGATGGCCCAGACTCGCATTGAACGTACCTTGCGGTCTCCAGGCCAAGAGAAGATCAGTGTCTCCACAGGGAACGCACTGACTGTAGAAGACGAGATCGTCATCCCGTTTGACTTCCTCTCGCTCAAGCACATGTACTCCGGTGATGTGCTGATGTCCAACAAGGACCTTTCGCACTTCCTGAGTCTCCCTAAGGAATCCGGTCAACCCCGGTACTACTGCCGGGTCGCAGGCTCCTACCTCGTCAAACCCACGGTTCCCTTGGGTACCTCGGTCTACATGATCTATTACGGCGCACAGCCTGCACTGGTCAATGACACCGACACCAACCTCTTCACCACAGTCCTTGCGGACCTTCTGATCTATTGCGCCCTTGCATTCGCAGCGGATTACTTTGTTGATGACCGTGTAACCGGCTTCGAGACCAAGTACGAAATCCTCTATGCCGAAGTGGAAGAGC